AAGAAATCCTTATGAATAGGACTAAACTGGCGAACATTTTCGTATCGTTGGAGTTGCTGAAAGTCCTTGTCGCTTGAGACGATCACGATCTTCTCCTTGTCGTGAAAGTTCTTTACAAGAGTGGCAATGATGTCATCTGCTTCGCAGTTGTCAACACGCATATTCTTATAGGGAAAGTTCTCCATCACTTCCTGACGGATCTTGGTCAAGATCTCAAAGACCTTGTCCCACTGCTCCTTGTCTTTGTCGTGAGTCTTCTTGCGATTTGCCTTGTAGTGAGGAAAGAATTCACGACGCCAAGGATCAGACGAGTCCTGACAGATCACCAGTTCCCCATGCTCTTCCTTGAAGCGAGTACGATACATTCTGTATGTGTTGATGACGATGTGACGAATAACATCTTCCGACACTTCGTTCATACTCTTGTATTGTGAAAAAATGCTGGCAATGAGAATTTGTGTATTGTCAATGAGGATCATTTTGTGATTGCTTGAACGATGATTGTCTGATCGTTTACCTTACCGTTTACTGGCTTTTCTTTTGTCTTGATCTCGCTAAATGCGTTATTGATGGCACGAATACCACCCAAGAACTTCTGAACGGACTTCTTGGGATCTCTTACTTTCTTCATAAGAGATGTCTTGATATCGTAATTGAGTATCTTGTTTCCCTTAACACTCAAGCCACTGGACAACTCCGATGCGTTGTATACCGACACCACCTGTGTCTTGGTATTATACAGCACAAGTCGATTCGCACCAATAATTTCCTGCGGATTGATGGATTTGATCGAAAGATCAGGAAACTCTTTCATATACACCATCTTGGCAACAAGTTGCTCAGGTGTCTTTTCCTTCTTCTTTCGTGGTTTGCGACTAGTCTTTGCTACGCTAACCTGTTCCTTGGCAAGAGTAATAATCTCACCATAAAAATCAGCATACTTACGCAGACTAGGTTTGGTCAACCAAGAGTATGCTTCTTTCATATCCTTATCACCTTCAAGAGCAAGATTGATGTCTTCCAATCTTGACTGAAAGTGAGTGGATATGTAGTCGGCTTGAGCCGCTTTAACTTCGTGCCTCTTGAACCATTCAACAAGATCATATGAATGTTTCTTACTGTTCTTCAATGCTTCAGCAAGAGAATCAATTTCCAATTCAAGTGAACAGATAAGACGATGTGCTTTTTCACGAATGTGATCCTGCACACTTACTTTTGGTGTTTCTTCTACTTCTTTGTTTGTATTTTTGACAAGAAGATATTGAATACAATCCTTCAGTTTCTTAGAAGCATCCTCTGGCAGAGTGGTTCCACGACAAATCATTCTACCATAAGCGGCAGCGGCAAAGTATTCATATGCTTTCTTTGGACCCTTGATTGCTCTGGAGATTTCATCTTTAGAAAAGGATTGATTCTCCATATATTCTTTTATGAATTTAGGATACATCTTTGCTGGCGCATTTCTATACCAGTTAAGAGCAATAGAAATCTGACCTTCATCTTTTATTTCGGGTTCAGAGCCAATAAGAACACTAATAGGATCTGCTCCCTTGCTGAGTGACTTATATCGTTTAGTCATAGAAGTATTCTACTACAGTATCTCAACAAGTCAAGTTATGGTTTCCAGAATACAAAAACTGGTTCATACTTTAAATATCGTCCGTCTACCTTGCAGTAATTCTTGCACTTGGGTATACCGTCTTCCCCAATACGATTAGTTCCAGGCATAGGTTCTAGCGCCATCTTCATTGTATATTTGTACTTCATACCAAGTTCTTCTAATATCTTTTTCGAGTCTTCTTCAAGCGGCAGATACTCTCCCTTGACAAGAAGATCAGCAATGTTCCAGAGAAGATAACGCTCTGAAGCGAGCCATTCAACGCAAGTCTCAAGGGTCGGACGAAGGAATCCATCTCTCCAATTTTCATATGAAGAGAATTTCTTATACGACTGATTGGCGTCTTCCGAATACGCTTCTCTGTTGAAGTACGGTGGCGAGGTGAATACAAGATCTATCTTTCCTTTGTACTTGGCGAATCTTTCATTATTTCTAATAACTTCTGATCCAAGCATAAAGACTTCATAAGTGTTTGTCTCGGAGAAAAATGAGTTTCCTCTGTAGGTTTTAGTATTGTAGAAATCCGCAATACAACCATACTTGCCACACGGATGCATTCCTTCAGGATAATTTTCAGGATTTGGATCAGTGCCAATATAATGTACCACCCGATCATCACGAATGGACATAGCACCCAAAATACGGCCACCCCAACCGCTAGAGGGATCGTATATATTAAGTACTTGATTTGATTTAATGTGATCCGTAAATCGTTCATACAGATATTTGGCAGTCATTGGTGGAAAATTTACTGCCGGCTGTATATAGCCTATACGAAAAGACGCAAATCCTGCGGGGAATACCTTTTCCCCTTTCTTATAGATTCTAAGAGCATAGATCTTATCGTCTGGGAGATTATCAGCATCAAATGTGGAATAATGTCGATATGACATCTTTGGTTTCCACTTCTCGAATTGTTCCTTCGAAAGATGCAGAATCTTGGACTGTTCTATTTGAAAATAACCAGAGTTTAATCCTTCTCGTGGCTCAACTTGCTCCAACATGAAATCATGTCCGTTGAAAACCGATGGATTCGAAAAGAAAGCATCCATCCATTCGTCCGCATCATTTACATCAACGATTGAATATTTCTTTTCGTTACGAATAGCAGACAGCGCATGTTTGTACATGGAATCTCGACGAAGATGACGAGACGCTCCCTTTACCATTCTAGGAAGATATTCGTCCTTTGAAAACAAATTATAAATTGAATAACCAGTATCCTTATCGGAGTAGTTAATTCTGGTCTTGAACATATTTGAAAAGAATTGATCTACTTCAACACCCACACGGGATTTGTTTATGATTACATCGTCTGGAGTATCGCTGAGTTCGTCGGAGTGAGTGAATTCGTGAACAGGAAATGCTTCCAGCCTATTAAACTGCTCCACTATTTCCTTTTCACTTTTGCCAGTTCTAGGTGGACATCCATAGGTGTCCCATGTATGGAGAACTTCCTTACGCATGTCCACTACCCACTTTTCAAACTCATCTGGCTTCATCTCCAAAAGATCCTCGAAAAGAACATTAATCTTGGAGTTGATCACATAATCATTACGCTCATAGTATGGCTTGTTCATTTGAATACCTGTAGATAAGTCCTGCTAATGTGCCGTTCAACCATTTTACAGTACCTACCTGTAAAAATCCATTTCTTTCATAGAATTTTGTCGCTCGCTCGTTGTCGGCACGAACACTCAACCAAACCGCTGGCAAGTTGAGCGAAGATATGTAGGCAAGAAACTGTACCAGTATATCCTTTGCTTTACCATTTCCTTCATTTCCATTTACTATCTGATGCAGCATACAGTTGTTTCTTGGTATACCACAAGTACCGACTCTAGTTCTTTTCTTATAGACGCTGAATATAATCACCACACCATCCTGATACACACATCTGCCACTGTTTATGGCACGCTGCAAGTAATCAAAACGAATGTGTGGAAATATATCTGCTCTTTTGCGAAAGATTTCGTATATTTCTTTCTCTTGTTCTTTTATTGCAAAATTCATACCATCCTGCTGAAGTTGTTCTTCTTTGTAAATGAAATGTGTTGTTGAAACTTATCTTGCAGAAGTTCCTTGGATTTGTGTGAAATAACATACACATTTGTATTCTTGTCGATGCTTTTTAATATATTCAAGAATGATTCTGTGGCATAGTCATCCAAACTACCATCCAGAACTTCGTCAAAGATCAGCAGATTGCAACTAAGAGAATTCTTGATGGCAGCAATCTTTCTCCAAGCGAAGAGAAGAGCAAGATCAATCTTTCTTTTCTCTCCTTCGCTGAAACTATCATATGTGAAGATGTCTCTGTGACGAGATTTGATAGTTTCTTCGAACGACTCACTCAATTGAAACTGGACAAAGAAATCCATTTGACCAAGATACTTGTTGATTACCTTGTTCATAATTGGAAGATAATGCTTGATGATCTTTCCTTTGATTCCACTGTCCTTGAGTAGAGATGCTGCAATAGTGTGGTAGTGAACATCCTCGACTATGTTTTTTCTACCCTCTGTAGCATCTATACCTTCCTGAAGAATTTCATTGAACTTCTTCTTCTCTTCGTCTACATTCTTGGTATCTTTTGCTGCTTTATTGATGAGATCGGTTGTCTTTGTTATGACACCTTTTGTCGATGCTATCTTGGCATTATTCAGTTGAATCTGCTTTTGCAGTTCGTTTATACTCTTGTTTGTCTTGCTGTTACTCTCAACATAACCGTAGACAACCTTGATTCTACCTTCCAAGGTTTCCTTCTTGGCATTCAAATTAAAGAGATCTTCTTTGAGAACCTTGGTTATGCTTTGCTTATGATCTTCTGCCAAATCTTGCTTACATCGAGTACAGGAACTATTCTTTTCGTAGAAAGATATTTCCTTTTCGATCTTCGAGATATCGGATTGAATGTTGGACATTTCTATATTATGAACAACCATGTCGGTTTGAATCAGTTGCTTCTCAAGTTCGTCCACCTGAGACAATAGTTTTTCATTGTCATCCGACAGAACTTGTATTTCTTTTTTGTATTCTTCTATACTGTTCTGTGAATTTTCTATCTGTTCCTTGTTGGTATTTTCCAAAGTCTTGACTAGTTTCTTCTGGGATTCTGCTCTTTCCTTCAGGATGGTAATCTTGCTATCTGCATTTTTTTGCTCTTCCTTCAGCATTCCCAACTTTCCCTTGAGCAGAATATTCATTGTGGAGAAAACATCTATGTCTAGAAGATTCTCTACAACCGATCTGCGCTCGGCTGCCTGTAGTCTCATAAACGGAACATAGTTGGTCGATCCCAAAATAACCACTTGACAGAAGGACTTATATGACATTCGAAGAATCTGATCCTCGAACATCTTCTGATAGTCTTTATTAGTAGCATCTTGGTTGATCAAAGCACCATCTTTGTATATTTCAAATATCTTGGGTGCAAGACCTCGACGAATTTTGTACTTAACACCAGAAATATCAAATTCTATTTCAGTCACACAATCCTTCTGATTGATGGAATTGACTAACTGAGGAATGTTGATGTTTCGATATGGTTTGCCAAAGAGACAAAAGACGATTGCATCAAGCAGTGTCGTCTTACCAGATCCGTTCTCTCCGCTGATGAGAGTAGTGGAATTTTTGTTCAGTTGTAGTTCTGTAAACACATTACCTGTCGAAAGAAAGTTCTTCCAACGGATCTTTTCAAATAATATCATAATTTACTTCTTGTGTTTTGCTTTATGTGGTCTTCTCTTGAGAGACATCTTTCTTCTACGATTTGCTTGAGAACGCTTGCGTCTGGACTTTCTTGCCGCTCTTCTGGCTCTACGCTTCAGTTTCATCAATTCCCTAGTAGGTCTTTTCTGACATCTTCTGCCTATCTTCTTTTGACCTGGTGGACATTGAAATATGATCTTTCTTTTACCTCTGCGAATGACTATCTTTCTTTTCGCAGATCCTTCTAAAAGGACCGATGCACTAGGATTGATCAAGTCATAATCTTGCAACTCTTCGCATAATTCATCAAACGAGTCGAAAACTAAAACACAATCTTCCTGTACTTCATAATTAAAATTATTATCTTCCAAGAAGATCGTCAATTCCTCTACGGGAATATTTTCAGAGGTTATGACTACATTTTTGTCCGTTTCTGTCAATTCCAACGAACCAGTGCTGTCACGCAACTGTTGTAGTTTCTGCATTTCCTGTAGGAACTTGTAGTGCATTTAGACCCTCTTTGTACCAATCTGGTATATTTCCCATCTTCCATTTGGCGAAGCGGGACTTCTCTTGTATGTAGTATTGACGGTATGCTTTAATTGCATTTCCTTTCACCTTACAACTATCTGGCATCGCCTGTGGTGGTTCTTGAAATGGTTTCCAAAGCAAATTTCTTGGTGGAAAAGCCAAATAGTTTCTATATAGATTCTCCATGCTATGATGCTTACCGTTGTATCTAAAGGTATATTCACGAAGCAGTTCCCAACCATGTGTCCACAACCAATCGTAATGAATGCTGCTCTCTTGAATCCACACATTACAAGGATGGTTGATCATAGTGGCTTTGCAAAGCATTTGATCTGTATTCGGATCTCCCATAATATATTTCTTGTAAGAACGACCAGATACTGGATGAGTGCTGTTTAGCGGAACACCCATCATAAACCGATGCGCGGTGGACAACATCTGGGCGGTTTCCACAATCATCTTGACCACATGCTTGTCGCACATCATACTTGCTGCCGTGGCTGCATTCGGATGCAAATAAAAGATATTCATAAAGTTAGACTTTCCATATAAAGTTCTTGAATGATCTTCTTCAACTTTGTTTTGTCATCGACTTCTTCCATCGAGTCGATTTCGTTATTGATAATAGTAATCGTATCTTCGGTTGTGTCAACTATATCTTCCTTGGAAATCTCAATTACCTCTTCTATGAAGGTAACTGATGCAGGACTCTGTGCATATATGATTTCCACAAAACGATCATATGTGTATGGTTTTGTTTTGTTTAAAACTACAATTTTAACAAAACAATTCTTATAGATGCTAGAATCTAGATTCTTAAGCGGATCTTCTGTCTTATCATCATAGGAAACGACATGGAACATTTTTCTTTCATTTGGAATGAAAGTCATACTTTGATCTTCGGTATCAAATATATGAAATCCTTTTGTATCATATGCATCTGAAAATGTAATTTGATAAGGAGTACCAAGATAGGTAATATTCTTATCCTGTTGTTTTATATGAAAATGACCAGAATAAACAGCATCGAACTTATCAAACAAAGAAGCATCCAGACCATGTTCGTGCTTGACTCCAGAAACAACTTGAAACCCATTGATCTCAAAGTGACCCATCAGAGTCGAAACCCTGGCATCCTTGATAAATTTTATGGCACTGTCTGAGTTGGATTCGTTAATCCAAGGAACCAATCCAACTTCCAATCCATCCAATTTGATTATTACTGGATTCTTATAGATGAAGATGGATTTGCAGTGCCCAAACAACTCCATCATGGAATTTATGCTACTGGTATTTCGATAAAATGTATCGTGATTTCCCAGTATGATGTTTAGAGTAATATTGTTCTTTTCAAAGAACGAAACAAACCTGTCTCTGACTTGAGACAGGGTATAGAAGTTAATAAACTTTCGGCGATCAAGAAGATCACCAAGATGTATTACTGTCGTTATATTGTTTTCTAGAAGATAGGGAAAGAACTGCTGCTCAAAGAAACCCAAAAACTCATCTAGAAACAAAGGCGAATCGTTTTTAACTCCAAAGTGGGTATCTGTTACAACCGCTACCTTCATTCAGCATCCTTTTTTGTTTTTGTTTTCTTCTTTTCAAAGGAAGAAAAATAAGCAGTTTCATCTTCGGATATACCCATCGCTTTGAGTATTTCCGTAAAGTCGCCCGCTTTATCCATTGATTCTAGATACTTGTATTTTATGTAATTCTGCTTTTTCTCTTTTTGTATTCGTCTGAGAAAAGCATAGTATATTATTTGAGTAAAATAAGAGAAAGGATTGTTGGATTTATCTGGATCAAAATTGGAAGCATACATGAGACAGTTTTCAACACCGTCACTTATCATGTCTTCCTTGAATTGATAGTTCATAAAGTTTGGTTTTTTGGCTAAATTTTCAGCAATCTGCATGAATGCTCTGCCAATGTATTCCGTGACGGGGGGTTTCTCGTCACCGCTTTCTTCCGCTTCTTTAACCGTCTTCTTCCATTTTTGCATCTCTTCGAAGAATTTCTTGTTGTCTAAGTAATGTTCTGGTTTCTTTTTGCTCATTTTATATCTCCATGTAGAGATTATACTTCTGTATACATGCAAGTCAAGCAAACAAGAAAAAATATCGGAAAGACCTTGACAGGTTTAAAAGTGTTGTTATACTTCTCTGTGCCAGGTATGATAAGGACCTTTATTACTTAAGATAGTCGTTAGGATCGGGCGACCAGTCTTCTAGAGAATTCCCCCACGAAGGCTTTTGCTTTTCGGTTGGGGGTTTCTTTTTTGGAGCCACTGGTGCCTCTTCCTCTAGAAAGTCTTCAATATCTTCATCGTCAATTTCGTCATCCATGTCATCGTCTTCTTCCATGTCCATTTCTATACCAAGCATATCTAGAAAGTTCATGGATGCTTCTGGCGACAATTGAAGTTCGACATTTACAGTGTGAAAATTGTTTAATTTTTGATTTTCGTCCTGAAGTTTGGAATTTATTTCCCTCATGGCTTGTTCGATTTCTTCTGGAGTAATCTCAGCCTTGGATTTCTCAAACTCATAGACACTGGTTATCTTCTCGTCTGGCGAAAGAATTGCCATTATAGTGTCGCTGGGAATCTCTATCGTTTTGTCGGTTGAATATTCTGCCCAGTTTCTGATCATCAAAAACTCTTTCATACCACGAGTCTTATCGTCAATCATGGATATGGTCTTGAATATCATTGGTGATTCCACACTTATGATATCCTTTTTTGTCACAGGAAGAAGACTGGCAATTATAGATTCTCCATTTTTAAACTTGAGGATTCTGTAATTCGTTTTATCCATTTGACTCCTCTATTGGTATTAGAATCTTTTTGAATTCAAACTTCTCCGATTCGTAGATCTTTAGTCTTTCTACGAAATGCTTTAGAGTATGGTTCTGATGTGATTTCCACGAAAGATCATCGGATATATCATACAACTTTGCCTTATCCTTGTGTTCTGACTTTCTAAGTTGTCTACCGATAGACTGTAGAACTCTGATTCTACTCTTAGAAGGAGAAGAGAATACAATATTATGTAGTCTTCTGATAGAAACACCCGTAGAGAAAGTGCCATAAGAAGCAATTACAATCGCGTTTTCTTCCTTCTCCACAATTTGGCGAATACCTTCTCTATCGTCTGCTTCTGTTCCACCATGTACAAAGAATACCTTTCTATTCTTAGCCAAATTCTTGATCTTTTCATATAGAGGTTTTCCATGCTTCTCTACGAATTGAAACAATACCAGTGTGTTTCCTTTAGTGCTATTTGTTAGTTTTGCTATAAAGTCGTTTCTGGCTTCATTCTGCACCAGCCAATCTATCTCTTCCTGATATGTAAGTTTCTTCATGCTCTGTCTGACTTGATCTGGATATTGAAGAACCAAACAATCAATCGACAACTCAGATAGAAGATTCTTTTCCATAAGTTCTTTTGTAGATGTTAGTCTATGAACTCTTCCAAACAATCCTTCTATGACCAATTTGTGAGTGAATGAGCCATCGAGAGTACCTGTAGTTCCTATTCTATAAGGACAATCTTTTAGTTTTGTCATTATATTTGTCAAAGATTTTGATTTGAATAGATGACACTCATCTCCTACCACGACATGAAACTGCTCGAAGTAACTTGCTGGTAGATTATAGATGCTTTGCCAAGTTGTTATCACTATTTTCTTGTCAGTTTCTTTTTCCTGTCCACCGAATATCTTGTGACAGTATTCACGACACTTCCATTTAGTTGCTTTTGAATAATCAAAAAAATCAGAATACATCTGAGACACCAATGATATGGTTGGAACTATGATCAATATCTTTTTATCTTCTGGAATTTGGTTCTGTAGATATCTGCACAGAACATAAATCATCAAACTCTTACCTGAGCCAGTAGGTGAAAGCAAAAGACATCTTTCTTTTTGAAGAGCATGTACGATACCTTCTATCTGATGATTGTGTGGATCTATTGCTTTTCCAGCAGCAGAAATACCAAGAGTCTTGCAGTAATCTTTTATATAATCACAGGTTATATCTGGATTATTTGCTTGGTTGTATTCTTGGACGCTGTATTGTCTGTCTTTTGCAAACTTTACGACATAATCGTATAGACCAGCGTATATCTGTTGATTGAGTGTATTGTATAGTTTTATCTTACCATCCCACATTCTGTTTCTGTATGCTGGCATGAACTTGTGACCAGGAACTTCAAATGTAAAGAAGTCTGAAAGTTCCTTGGTAAAACCAGAGTCACACTTCACTCTTATAAAGACAGAATCTATGGGTTCTATTACAAAATCACTCATATCATATTATTTATATCATTCAGGAAACTCCGCTGATGAACTTGCGCCAAGTTATGGCATCTCTGATATGATACTGGCGATTGTTCAATCCCTTTATTACCGATTCCAGATAGTTGATCTTTTCTTCTTGAAACTGTACCTTGCTGTTGGCATTGATTACATCTTCATCTGCATTCATATAAAGATCCACATCTTGTTTCAGAATACGGAGTTGAAAAGGTTCCCAGTTCAATCTGTCTAGGGTTTCTTGATCCAGTTTACCATTGTAATACTCCCACTTCAGTTTTTGAAGTTTATACAAATCTATCTTGTACTTGTGTAGTATGAGTTTCTCATCGTGCAGTATATTGAGATACTTGCTATGAAGACGAGGAACATTTAATGATTCTCGATCAAGACAGGTTTCATCAATTGGCATGTCCTGTCCAACCATATCACGAATTTGTTTTAGGTCCATAATTAACTTTGTTGTGTTATGTAGCGATAATCGAATCCACTATATGCGAATGTTGCGCGACAAGTGGCTGGAGATATGTCTGTCACTTTAGTATCTAGCACTATGCTGCTAAGTTCTATTGGAAAGATGTCCTTGAATGTAAATTGAATAAATCCTTTGGAGTTACTATTCATCATTATGAGGGTTGCATCTGAAAACTTTTCCATTTCATTTGGAGATTGTTGTCTGAAGTCTGTTTCGTTTATAAGAATAGTCATCCAGTTTCTTATTTCAGCCCAGTTTGACATGTTTTCGTTTACTATAAAATCTATAGACAGATTATCTTGAAGCAAACTGGTTCCTGCTCTTCTCACTTGCACTCCGAATGGAGTGGGTAGTTTGGTTTCACCAACTACGATACTTGGCAGAGAGACGGATTGACAGAAATAAACCATGTGAGGTGTTCTGTGCAATACGAATTTAAACTCATTAAGTTGAAGTGGATTGTCCTGCTTTGGTTGACGAATCAAAGCATTTTTCAAACTTTCACTACTGAGATATCTGTAGGGTATGCTGCTTGAAGATATGTCCATTCTATTCTCCTATAGTATCTATAAACGAACAGGGGAGTCCTTTCGGACTCCCCTGATTTCATCACTTATCCCTTTATTATGAGGAAGCGGCGTCGTTACCGTGGAGGTTCTTGACCTTGAAGATACGGTAGTATTGATTGCTACGACGAGACAATCCTTCACCGTCTGCTGCACCCGTAAGTACATTTCTGACGAATGGATTGGATACCATGCCGTAACGAGTCTTGAATCCAATCTTTGGTTGGAATGTACCAGTATCAACTGCTCTTACCATTTGCAGAGGTACATATGGGCAGTAGAAAAGTCCTGCGTCATATGGAGATGTACCCTTGTAACCGAGGCAGACGAAATCAATTGGTGTGAAGTCGTTTATTTCAGTTGGCATAGAATATGGGTCGATGTAGACCTTGATTCTACCTTGGTGAAGAGTACCAGCGAAGGTGTTTCCGTTTACATCAGTGTTGAGTTGTCCACTGAATGCTGGAGAGAAGTCGAGAAGACCACTCATGGAGAGAGCAGCAGCAACATCTGGGGAGACGATTGCGATGTTACCCTTACCACGGCGTGTTTCTGCACCGATGACATTGCATTCTCTTTCGATTTGGAATGTCAAGCCACGGAACTTCTCAGCAGACCAACGACCGTCAGAATCGAGTTCGAGGTCGTATTGACCACCAAGAACCGCTGGGTTGCCGAATGCTCCGCCACCAGCCTGCATTGCAGCAAGATCCGATTGCTTGCAACCGAGTTTAGCAACATCATAGATTGTACGAACGAGTTCTCGGTTGATTTCAAACATGATCTCTGTGGAGAGAATGTTTGCAAGTTCTGTTTCGGCGTCGAGTCCGTGAACAGCCTTGAGATCTTGTGCGAGTTCTGTTGTGTACTCTGCCTTGAGTGCGCGAGACTTTGCAACAACGGATGTCTTTTCGATTGTGAAGGACATTTCGTTGAATTCTTTACCAGAAGAACCAGTAACTTCAGCATTTGCAGTGGTCATACCGCGACCGGCTTCGAATGCAGTAGAAGTTGCTCCGTTTTCACCAGCAAAGATGTCGTCCATTTGTCCGATCTGTGAATTGGACAAACCTGTTCTATAACCAGATTGATTGTTAGACTCGATGAAGAGCGCTTCTGCGCCTGCTCTGACACCTGTGGTGTTTGTAGCAGCATTGAACTTGCTCTTCATTGCAAAGATGAGTCCTGTTGGACCATTCATTGGTTGTACACCAGCGATATCATATGCCATCAAATTTGGCATAGCACGACGAACGAGCGAGATGAGGATTGGATCGAATGCGTCGATACCTTGTCCTGCTGTTGTAGAAGCACCACCGATTGTACCGAGGCCGGTGCCGTTTACACCTTGAGCCTCTTCACGGAGAAACTTCTCTTGATTCTCTAGAAGAATTGTAGTTACATTCTTCTTGTAACTGTCGTTGATTGCTGGGAGAGCCTTGTGTTCTACAATAGGCGTCCACTTCTTTCTTGTTTGCTCTGTGAGCATTGTCTTATCCATTTGTTATACTCCTTTTAGACTAAATCTTATTTATTTAGTGTTTTGTTAATTTTGAAGCGATCTTTCGATTGCCTTGGAATAGACTTCCATGGCTGGTGATAGTTTTACTGGTTCTTGTTCAATTTCAGTCTCTTCTTCGAGAACTACTCTTTCGAAGAGTGGTTTTAGTTCTTTCTTGGATTCCTTAAGAACTTTCTTTGGCTTGTTTGAAGAGACTACACCTTCAACCAAAACCTTCACTTTACTTGTATAATCTTGCTCATTTTCGAAGGAAACATTCTCTACTAGAGGACGAATCTGCTCTGCTTCGATTGCAGTGAGATGATTTGTTTGCTCTTGAAAGATTTGTTGTGCTTTGAGTGACTTGATTGTGTTGACGAGAGAAGCGTTTGTTTCGATCTCTTCGTTGAGACGATTCTCAAGGTGAGACACTGCTTCGGACAACTCATCAAATACATTTGTCTTCTCTTGTGGAACTTCGATATAAGACTCGGTGAAGAGGCTCTTGAGTCCACGAATGAAGTTTTCGCTGATTTCGGTACGAAGGCCGTTATCTACCGCCAGTTGGTTGTCCTTCATCCATTCTTGTACGACATAATTGAGATAGGTGTCGAGTTGTTCTTCAAGTGTTTCCTTGACTTGAACAATCTTGCTTTCAAATTGCTCTGACAATTCATTACGAAGAGCGCCAGAGATTTGCTTTACCTTTGTCACTACTGCTGCTTCGTAGAGAGAAGCAGCCTTGGATACGAATTCTTCGGAGAGTTCTTCACTGCCACCGAACATAGCACGAACATCCTTCTGGAGTTCTTCTTTGTTCATTACTGGGCTGAATACTGGAATCTGTGCAGAAGCAGCGGATGGTTTCATGTTCAATGTTCCCGCAAGTTGACCAGGTCCTGCACCAACATATTGCTTGGTTCCTAGTTGCTCACCTTTTCCTTCTACATCGTGCGTGCCACCACCATGAGCATCAGATACTTCATCACCGCCACTTGATGGTGCGGATGGTAGAGATGCACTGGCCATAGATGGTTTCATGGATAGAGTAGAAGCAAGGTTTCCTCGTTTGGATGGAGCGGCTTGTGCTGGAGCAGAGTCTTCCTCTTCTCCCTCGTCTTCAGAAGAATCATCTTCATAATCTTCATCTTCGTCCTCTTCATCCTCTTCATCCTCGTCCTCGTCCTCGTCCTCGTCTTCTTCGTCCTCATCGACCTCTTCGTAGAGATCCTCGTCGTCATCGTAGTATTCCTCTTCGGTTTCCTCGATGTTCTCCTTTGGGTCTACTTCTTCGGCGAAGAGACTGTCGATTATTTCTTCTGCAAGTTGCTTAGGATCCATTAGATAATCTCCTTGATTCTAATTCTTTTTTATTTATAATCTGTTTAATTTTGATAGGAAGTCTTCAAAAATCTTGAGTTTAGTTCTTTCCAAGTCACGGGAAGAAGTCTTTGTAATTTGCTTCTTATAATTGTCTAGATCTACTTGTTTAAAGATACCATTCTCCCAGATCCACTCCCTACCTTCCATTATGCCATTTACGAAAGCATTTGGCGCGGATGGATCTGCAACAATATCTACTGCTGCTAACATAAAGTCTTCTTGTACTTCTTGATAACCGTTCTTTTCAATCAAAGAACCCATACCACGGGAAGATACACCTAATTTTGCACCTTCGTCCATGAGGTTCTTTACGATTCTACCGTATGGTGTATCTAATATCTTGGCTCTACCGCAAATCTGTGTTTTATCAAAATGCAACTCTTTGATCATGTGAGCAGCACGCTCAAGATTGACTGTCGGACCTTCTGGGTGTCCAAGTTCACCAATTGCTCTATTTGTAACGACATATTCACGAATATAACGGTTTATTTCCTTTTCCATAATTGACTGAGGATATACTCTACCGTTCTTATTCTGTTGTTCTGATTCCATAAAAACACCTTCGATGAAATAATTCTTCTTACCATCGTTTGTGTTTTCGGTCAGAATACGAACATCAAGGGTTGTTTCGGTGATTAACTTCATTATTTCTTACCCTTTTTCTTGTTCTTGTTCTTTAATGCTCCAGCAATTCTGTCTGCTTTTGTTGCTATGTGATAAGGAGGTGCAAGTGCGGCAAAATTTTCCTGAACATTTTCACCGCACTCGGAGCATTCTTCCTCTTCGGAGAACATTTCTTGAGCCAATTCTTGCTTTCTAGCAGCGAAAGCATCTCCAATTTTTGAATAAAGAGATTGGTTGATTGCCTGCTTGAATTGCTCAAGATCGCCATTAATTAGATGATTGATTGCATCGGACATATGTGTTCTCCGTTAACTTATTTATTATTTTAGTTATTTAGGTAAATATTGATCAGTTCACAGTATTCTGGGTATTTTTGTTCTGTCTTAGCCATGAACCTTTTTCTGTATTCCACTGCTCTAGAGTCTTGACCTATTTTTATTCTACTCATAAAATGTACAAATCCACTTTCCTCACTTCTCTGTTCCAGAATAGTTGTGTAATTGTTGGAAGTTTTGTCAACTATTCCAAGTGGAGCCTGAATGTGATCCAAAGAATTGTACTTTTCCAAATAAAACTGCATTAACATTTGTTCTTCTAAGAATGACAAAAAATATGTGATATAGATTTGAGATTTATTTTGTAAAAATAAATCAATTTTTTCTCTATTAATAAACATAAAATCGTAAATAGTTTTACTATATGTTCTTAGTAATTCGATGTCATTTCCACCTAATACACCAGCAATACAAGTGTAACTATCTTGATTTTTGTTGAAAGAGTCATAAAAATTTTTAAATTGAACTGGGCAGTTTTCAAAATTTAGTAAAATGTCTTTACATGCATTTAGATGTAAATCATCACTATTACTTGATCTTTTTACCACTTCCTGTATATACAGTGGTTGTGATATCTCTGGTATTGATTTTACAAAATAAGCATCATTATCAAAATGTAAAAATGGTTGTTCTTGAATGCTATATGCTTTTAATTTACCTATAGTCCAATTATATTTTGAAATAGAATTTATTTCATTTAAACAAGTATTGACCGTTGAATATGGTAAACCCAATCTGTTCACAAGAAGTTCTTTACCTATCTCATCAGTTACCAACTCTACAGTATGACCTTGTTCTAGGAAAGAAAACAAAGATCTTATCCATGTATACCAGTATAATTTAGAATTATTATACCCACTTAAAGTCGTGGTATTATCAAAATTTAATTTATCTTGATTTACAAAACTACCAGTGTACAAACTCTGCACTATTTTCATAATTATTCTCCACCACCGATAAAGGCTGCTCCAAAAGGAGATCCATCACAATTCAAAGAAACGCTAGTTCCTGCATAAAATGCAGTAAGTTGTGCTTGTAATGCATCTACTGCTCCATTAGCATACTCTAAACAATTAAATGTAAATGTTCCTGTAGAAGACATCACATTTTCTTGACAAGGTCCAACCGTGCTACAAACTACACTCCATGATGCGGTGACATTACCTACATCTGGATCTGCACCATTAGGACAAAAGACGCTTATGATTCCTCCACCTAAAGCCAGTGCTTGACACGGCGCAGATGATCCAGTAGCACCACCTGTTCCACCTGTTCCGCCTGGACAGCAACTATTACACGGTGGACAATCTGGACATTTTGGACAATCTTCTGGACATATTCTAGCAGCACTTTTTGCACATATATTTTGACATCCACCATCTTCTTGCTCTGGAGGACATGGACACTCTTTAGATTGATCCTGATAGTAGTCAGATTTAGGGTCTGAAGGACATTGTTGAGGACACTTTGCTTGATCTCCATCGTCGTTGCAAGGACATTCTTTTTTTGCATCTTGATAATAATATTGTGCAGGACTGAAAGCCGTTCCATCTGATTTTTTGCATTCTTGTGGACATTTTGGAAGTGCTCCACCAACAGGACACACGCATTTAGATGCTCCTATTAGACCAAACAAAGTGCCTAAAGCACCTGAACAATTGCACCAATCTGATGGTTGTAGTGCTTGTCCGTTTTTAGGAGATGCACATGTTGCACATGGTTCGGGTTGCGGACAGTCAGGACAGTCTGGGCAATCTTCTTTTGGAGGACACGGAGTGTCCTCAGGCCCGAAAGGGATGCCGTTTGTAGGAAACGCCCCGCTTTCCCCTGCAATATACATTATCTTATTGCAAGCGTCTATGAAGACATCCCCTGCTGCGATGTCATCACAATTTTGTAGTTGATTATCTGCCGTACATCCTTCACACTCACACTGTCCACCTGCGCTGTCGCATATATCACCACCTT